ATTAACTTCAGCTACTAAAACATTTTTATCAAATTTAGTAGACAAAAATTACAAATCTGCAAACACTGATTTACATAAGTTAGTAGAATTAAAATTAACTGAAAGAATTAGAAGCACAGTTGCACAAAAAAATAACACCGAAAAGAATAAATAAAATACAGCATGAACGTTAAAACTATTCTCGAGGAGCAATTTAAAGATTTAATTTCTGAAGAAACTCTTTCTACAATCGAAGAAGCGTTTCAACAAGCAGTAAATCATAAAGTTGAAGAAAAACTGCAAGTTGAAACTGAATCATTCAATAAAAAGCTTGAACTAGAAAAAGAAAATATCAAACAAACTCTTGATGAAGCTTATACAGAAAAATTAAACGTATTAATTGAAAAGATTGACAAAGATCACACTGAGAAGTTACAACACGTTCTAGAAAAGGTTGATGAAGATCATACAAGCAAACTTCAAAAACTAGTAGAAGCAATTGATACAGATCATGCGGTTAAGCTTCAAAACCTTCTTAAAAACTTAGATATCAAACACACATCAATGCTTAAGCAAGTTATTGAAAAGTATGAAAATAACTTAAGTGATGAAGCAAAAGATTTTCAAGAAAGATTAGTTGAAGAAGTTTCAAACTATTTAGATTTATATTTAGAAAAGGTTGTTCCTTCAAATCAAATTGCTGAAGCAGTAGAAAACATCAGAGCAGCAAAACAATTAAACGAGATTCGTAAAATTGTAGGTATTAATGAAGAGTTTATTGATACAGAAATCAAGGAAGCCTTAGCTGACGGCAAACAAACAATCGACTCTTTAAGAACTGAGTTAAACGAAGCTCTTAAACAAAATACAGAGTTAAACCACAAACTTAATAAAGCTGAAGCAGCTATGTTACTCGAAAAGAAAACAGCTGACATGCCTTCAACCAAAAAAACTTTTGTAAGCAGATTACTTAAAAACAAAACAGCTGCATATATTGAAGAAAATTTCAATTACGTAGTTGATATGTTTGATAAAGAATCACAGAACGAAGTTGATTTGGTTCAAGAAAACGTAAAGAGCGAATTTAATAAAGCAGCTTCAATTGTTGTTGATCGACCTTCAGTAATTGAAGAACAACAAGACATAAATTTTAACAATGAGATTGAGCGCACACCTTCAGGTGAAAGTGTTAGCGGCTATCTGAACGAGATGAAAAAAATCAGTGGAGCTAAATTCACTAGATAATATCACTCACAATAAATAAGGAGACAAAAAAACTATGGCTAATATCATGCACATTAATAAAGATACAGCTGAACGCCTTGTTGAAAAGTGGACACCAATTTTGGATTTCACTTCAAACAAAGTTGCTCAGATCGAAAACGAAACGACACGTTTAAACACCGCTATTCTTTTGGAAAACCAAGAGAGATGGTGCTTAAATGAAGCCAACGCTGCTTCTTCCGGAGGAGTATTCGGCACCCATTCAGGAACTGCTGGAGCATTTTCTGGAGACAACTACGCACCCGGTGATGCTCGTTTGCCAAAAGTTCTAATTCCAATGATTCGTCGTACATTCCCTGAACTCATTACAAATGAGATCGTTGGTGTACAACCAATGACTGGACCTGTTGGTCTCGCCTTCGCAATGCGTTACAAATACGAAGATTCAGCACTCGGCTACTCCGCAAACGGAGACGGCAACAACGATGCAGGATCAATCGCTGCTAACAATTCGGGCGGAAAAGAATTAGGCTACAACTACCTTAACACTGCATTCACAGGCGCTTCATCCGCTTCACTAAGTGGAAAATCAGGCGTTTGGGATAACTTTGCAGAAGATAACGGTGTTGGAGCTTTAATCAGCCAATTTGAACTTAGCTCAAAAATCCCACAAATTACTGTTTCTTTCGAGAAGACAGCCGTTGAAGCTTTAACCCGTAGGTTAGCAGCTAAATGGTCTGTTGAGCTAGAGCAGGATCTTAAAAACATGAACGGCATCGACATCGATTCCGAGCTTACTAACACCATGTCATATGAAATCCAAGCTGAAATCGACCGCGAAATGATCGCGCGTATGATTCAAGTTTGCCTCAATGCTGGTCCAAATGTTGGCTATTCAACATGGTCTGCTATCTCTGCTGATGGTCGTTGGTCTGGAGAGCGCTCACGTGACTTCTACAACAGAATTGTTGTCGAAGCAAACCGTGTAGCTATTCGCAATCGCCGTGGTGCTGCTAATTTCATTATTGCAACACCTCGTATTTGCGCTATTCTCGAAACCTTACCAAACTTCGCATGGCAGAACGTTACAGGCAATGTTAATACAGCACCTGTTGGTATCGCAAAGGTTGGTTCGATCGGAGGTCGTTTCCAGATCTATCGTGACACTCGTACAGAAGCACAGCTAAACGCAGGCTACACAGCCACCAACAAAGGTGGAGGTTACGCTAACACTCGTACGAACCCAGTTGATTATGCATTACTCGGTTACAAAGGCACTGAATACTACGACAGTGGTATCTTATATTGTCCTTACATTCCTGTAATGGTTCAACGCACGATTGGTCCAAATGACTTCGCTCCTCGCGTCGGATTGCTCACAAGATACGGAGTAGTTGATCACATTTTTGGTGCTTCACTCTACTACCACCTTGTTATTTGCACCGGCCTTGGACAATCGTTCGTTCCTGGTCAAGCAGCAACTTATCTCTAATACAGATAAGGCTGTTCAAACAGCTAATTATAAACCCCAGTCGTAAGACTGGGGTTTC